ATATCAAAGACGTTGAATTAGTTGATAGATTCGAAGAGAAGTTAGGTCTTATTACATTAGCATTAACTATGGCATATCGTGGTGGCGTAAACTATAGAGACGTACTTGGTACGACAATGATATGGGACACTATTATCTATCGCATACTTGAGCAAAATAAAGTTGTTTGCCCACCTAAAATAGAAAAGAGTAAATCAGATTTTGTTGGTGCATATGTAAAAGAACCTCAGATTGGCGGTCATGATTGGGTAGTATCATTTGACTTGAACTCACTATATCCTAATATTATTGTTCAGAATAATATGTCACCCGAAACTGTAGTTGATGGACTAGTCGATACATCTATTGAGCATATGTTAAGAAAACAAACAGATATTGATACAACATTTGCAACAACACCTAATGGTGTAAGATTTTCAAAAGAAAGACAAGGTGTAATCCCATTTGTTATTCAGAAATATTATGAAGAACGTGTAGAGATTAAAAAAGAAATGTTGAAGTTACAACAAGAGTATGAGACTACACCAACAATGGCATTATCAAATAAAATATCGCATCTGTATAATGAACAAATGGCAATTAAGATTTTGATGAACTCATTGTATGGCGCATTGGGCAATCGTTGGTTTAGATACTTTGACCAACGTGTTGCAGAATCTATTACAATGTCTGGTCAGTTGGCAATTCTTTGGGCAGAACGAACTGTCAACAAAGAAATGAATAAGTTATTAGAAACAGATGAAGAAGATTATGTCATAGCAATTGACACAGATTCACTATACATTCGTATGGGTGAACTCGTCCAGAAATTCAATCCTAAAAATCCTGTTAAGTTTCTGGACGAGATATCTAAAACTCATTTTGAAAAAGTCTTAACAGATTCGTATCAAGAGTTTGCAAACTATTCTGGTGCAATGAGTAATCGTATGGAAATGGGTAGAGAAGTTATTGCAGATAAAGGCATTTGGCAGGCAAAGAAAAGATATATTCTAAATGTACACAACTCAGAAGGTGTTCAGTACGCAAAACCAAAACTAAAGATTATGGGTATTGAAGCAATTAAATCTTCTACACCAGAATTAGTTCGTAATAAAATGAAAGAGTTATTTCCTATCTTAGTTGGTAAAACTCAAGATGAAGCACAAGAGTTTGTCGCAAACTTTCGTAAAGAGTTTAGTGAAATACGCCCAGAAGATATTGCATTTCCTCGTGGTGTTCGTCACGTAAAAAAATACAAAGATAACAAAAACATTTATACCAAAGGCACACCAATACATTCTAGAGGTAGTTTGCTACATAATCATTACATAGAAAAACATCAGTTGAATAAAAAATATGAAAAGATTGGTAATGGTGAGAAGATTAAATTCTGTTATCTAAAAACGCCAAACCCAATCAATGAAAATGTTATTTCATTTAAAATGAGATTACCAGAAGAATTTAACTTGCATAAATATATCGACTATGATACAATGTTTGAAAAAACTTTTCTTGAACCGCTTGAACCAATCTTTGATGCGATTGATTGGTCGGCAGAACCAAAAGCATCATTAGAGGACTTTTTCGGGTAATGGCACAAGTACATGAAATGATTTATATGAAGATGACCAATGGTGAATACATCTATGGTACTAATTTAGATATTGGTAAGTATAGTGTCAAACACAAATGCGAATGCGAACATGAGTTCGACCATGTACCGCCATGTAAGTTAGAAGGTCAAGGTGGATATTCAGACGGGTCAAAAGCATTTAAGTATGTTGGTACAGACCATGACCCAATGACATATTCACACCCACCATCAAGAGAGCAACTCAGAATTACAGCACGTGGAGAAAAAGAGTTCTATCAAACGAATGGTTGGGACTACGAAACAGGCGAATTTATTTATAACGAAAAATGGTAGAACTTATACAAGCATTATTATCAATGGTAGGATTAATAACTTTAATCTATTTGTTTCTCATGTGGGGACTAAGCGGACAACTAAAAAAATTCTTTTCTCGTAAGAAAAACGATAAAGAAATGAATGATGGTGGTTGGTAATGAAAAAAGAACAAGCAAAAAAATTGTTTAAAGAACACGAAAAGAGAATGAAGAAGTATCGCAAGATATGGAAAGAACAAGGTTGTATGCATTGGAGAGATTCTTCCAATTGACAATTCTTGTTGTATCATGTATAATATGCAACAATGTATAGTCTAACTATTTTTAAAAACACATATGACAATAAAACGCATAGGACTATGCAGTTTCAGTCGTGGGACAAATTTGCATTGTTGTTGTATGAGTTATCAAATAAGGAAGGTGTAAAAGGTGGAAATAATAGTTCTTCTCTTATTAGTCCTGCTCGGTTTCACGAAGGTGGGACAAGGAGTAATAAGAATGTTGATAAATGGGGTGCTTGGTCTTGTCTTGATGTTGATAGTTATATACTTGCTGATACATCTGGCGATGTTCTTGTGCAATTAAGAAAAGAGTTATATGAAAAGTTTGGTGCATACGAATACATCTGTTATAGCACTGCATCATCTACAGTTAAAAGACCAAAGTTTCGTTTAGTGTTTCCACTGACCAAAGAAGTCTTTGCAAAAGATTTATCTCACTTTTGGTTTGCAATGAATAAAGAATTTAAAGATATTGGTGACGAACAAACTAAAGACCTTGCAAGAATGTATTATGTTCCTGCACAATATCCAAATGCATATAACTTTTATTTTAGAAACAGTGGCATCACACTTGACCCACAAATGTTAATGGAGAAACATTCTTATATTGAAAACAAGGGTAAGAACTTTCTAGATAGATTACCACCAGAGTTGCAACAAGCAGTTGTTGAACATCGTAAGAGCAAACTAAATAATACTAACGTCAATTGGTCTGGGTATAGAGATTGTCCTTTCTGGTCTAAGAAACTCGAAACAGAATATCGAACTATAACAGAAAGTGGTTGGTATTATAAAATGTATCAGATTATGGTCGCAACATCTGGCAATGCAGTATCAAAAGGTTATCCAATTACTGCTCAACAAGTCGCAACTCTATGCAAAGAGTTCGATGCAGAAACTGGTGGTTGGTACAAAGATAGAGATATGGTGCGAGAAGCAGATAGGGCCTTAGAATATGTCTACAGAAACAGAAGTTAAACACGTGAAGATATTAGTTACTGGTGGTGCAGGATTTATTGGAAGTCATTTAATGAACTCTTTGTTAACAAAAGAATATGATTTGTATTGTGTTGGTATAGACAACTTCAATAATTACTATGACCCGCAACTAAAAAAAGATAGATGCGAAGAATTTGGTTTAGAAATGAGAAATTGTGATTTAAATGATTTTGAAAAGTTAGATATGTTGTTTCAAGATTATGAACCTGACATTGTAGTGCATCTGGCCGCACGTGCAGGTGTACGTAATAGTATGGGTAATGAACATTTGTATCATAGAGATAATATCGAAGGTACACAAAATCTAATTAACGCATGTAAACTACATCAAGTAGAAAAAGTAATATATGCGTCCACAAGTTCTGTATATAGTGGAACAAAGACTTTGCCTTGGACAGAAGATAATGTTCAACCACATCAAAGAAATCCTTACGCATATACTAAGTATGTAAACGAATGTCAATTTAAAATGTCGGGACTACATAACATTGGTCTAAGATTTTTTACAGTGTATGGGCCATGGGGTAGACCTGATATGGCACTCTTTGATTTTAGTACAAGTATTGTGAAAGATAAACCAATCAAAGCATACAATTATGGACTAATGAAAAGAGATTTCACTTATGTTGATGATATCGTTGAAGGAATAAAACTTGTTATCTTTAATCAAGACATAGAGTCTGGAGAGATATTTAATATAGGTAATGGTAAACAAGTTGAACTTATGAAGTTTATAGATAGAATTGGAAAAGAATTGAATAGAGAACCAAAAGTAAATTTAGTGCCACCTCACCCTGCAGATGTTCTTGAAACTTGGAGTAATACAAGCAAACTACAGAAGTTAGGATATCAACCTATGGTCGATATAGAAGAAGGTGTTGCACATTTTATGGAATGGTATAAAGATTATATGGAAGTGAACTAATGAAGTACAATAAAGAAGAATGGGAAAATCTTGCATCTTGTATTAAGACAGAACAAATTCCACCACGTGATGTATTTGCAATATTTCAAAATAACCCAGAGTTTAAAAAATGGTACAAGACAAGAAAGTAAAAATAGGTATTGTTGGTTATGGATTTGTCGGTCAAGCAATTGACTATGCATTTACTCATGACTTAGTTGATAAGTTTTACGTTGACCCAAAATTAAATACCAACATTGATGAATTATGTAAGTGGGACCCAACATGTGTTTTCGTATGTGCGCCAACACCAATGTCTGATAATGGAACAGTTGATGGTGCTATTGTAGAAGATGCAGTATTAAAACTTATTGAACATACAAATGCACTTGTTGTTATTAAATCAACAGTAACACCAGATATTCTGACTAGATTATATAATTCAGTACATGACGATGATAAACTTAGAATCACACACAACCCAGAATTCTTAACAGAGAATAACGCAAAAGAACAATTTGTAAATTCTAGAATGAGAATTATTGGTGGACCATCAGAAGAATCTTGTCAAAGAATTATGGCACTCTATAGTACATTTAGTTTATGTATCAATCTTTCTTGGGTTAGTATGACACCGCAAGAAGCGGCCATGGTAAAATATGGTGTTAACAGTTATCTTGGCATGAAAGTTACATTCATGAATCAAATATATGACAGTGCAAAAAAACAAAATTTAAGTCCTCAAAGAATAATTAATGGTATTTGTAATGACGATAGAATAGGTTTTGCTCACTCTAGAGTTCCTGGATATGATGGTAAACGTGGTTTTGGTGGAGCATGTTTACCAAAAGACATGAGTGCAATTACTAAGTTTGATGAAGACTTGACTTTAATTGCTGAGTCTGTTAAAATAAACAACAAAATGCGAGAAGAGTATGAACTCGATGAACGAGAAAAATCTAACAACATAAATTTTGAGGATAAATAATATGGCATCTATAATGGACAAGTTGAAGAAAAATTCAACATTAGGAAATACTGCAGTGCTTTCTGATTCTAAATTTTTTACTGAATCAGATATGGTAACTACAGATGTGCCCATGATTAACGTAGCATTAAGTGGCAACTTCGATGGTGGTGTAATGCCAGGTCTTACTGTACTTGCTGGACCAAGTAAACATTTTAAGACATCGTTTGCACTAAAAATGGCATCATCTTATCTAAAAGAAAAGAAAGATGCAGTACTATTGTTTTATGATTCAGAGTTTGGTTCACCACAATCTTACTTTGAACAATTTGACATTGATACAAAAAGAGTCTTACACACACCTATCACTAACGTAGAAGAATTAAAGTTTGACTTGATTAGACAACTAGAAGAACTAGATAGAGACGATGATGTAATTGTTGTAATTGACTCTATTGGTAATCTTGCATCTAAGAAAGAACTCGAAGATACATTTAATGAAAAGTCAGTTGCAGATATGTCTCGTGCAAAATCACTGAAAGGTTTATTCAGAATGACAACGCCTTATTTGAAAATGAAAAACATACCGCTTCTTGCAGTAAATCATACTTACAAAGAAATTGGTTTGTTTCCTAAAGACGTTGTTGGTGGTGGTACCGGTATTTACTATTCTGCAGACAACATTTGGATTATTGGTAGAAGACAACAAAAAACTGGTACAGAAGTTACTGGTTATGAATTTGTTATCAACATTGAAAAAAGTAGATACGTTAAAGAAAAATCTAAAATACCTATTTCAGTATCATGGGAAGGTGGTATAGAAGAGTTTAGTGGTCTACTTGATGTTGCACTTGCTGGTGGTTATGTAATCAAACCTAGCAATGGTTGGTATCAAGTAGTTAACAAAGAATCTGGTGAAATGATTGGCAGTAAACTAAGAGAAAAAGACACTTTGACTGGTGAGTTTTGGAATCCTATCTTTGCAGATACAGACTTCAAAGATTTTGTAAAGAATCAATACTCTATTGGTTTGACTTCAAAAGTAGATATGGAAGAAATTGTCAGTGAATGATATTGTAGATAAACTTAGTGAAGGCATTCACTATGAAATTATTCCAAGTTCGTTAGATGAAAAGGGTTGGGACGTAAGACTATTAGAAGAGTTTCCTGAAACTGTTATACGTTATGGTAATGTTGCATTCGATGGAAAACAAGATGCACTTACTTTTAATTACGAAATAATTAGCAGTCCTGACCCTGACTTAGAAATAGAAGGCAACTTTGAGTTCCAAGAGTATTGTGGAAGAATACTAAGTAATATCATAGAAGCATCTATTACTGATGGTTCAATGATGGCATGGGATAAAGATAACAAAGAAGTTCTTGCAACAAAAGAAAATTTAGAATGGGCAGAAAATGAATATAAATCTAGAACAGACGATACTTAGAAATCTTCTCACTAACGAAGAATACACACGTAGAGTATTGCCGTTTTTAGCACCTGATTATTTCGAAGGCGTATATAAAGACTTATTTAAAGAAGTAGCAAAGTTTGTATCTAAGTACAATAAGATACCAACTTTAGAATCTTTTAAGATTGAAGTTGATGAAGGTAGTAGATTAAGTGAAGAACATTATCGACAAGCAATCGAAATGTTACCAAACATCTTTACTGCTGAATCTGAAAATTTAGATTGGTTAATTGAAAGAACTGAGAAATGGTGCCAAGACCGTTCAGTATATAATGCAGTTATGGAATCTATATCAATCATTGATGGTAAACACGCAACACTTCAAAAGAATGCAATACCAGATGTTTTATCAAAAGCACTTGGCGTTTCTTTTGATACTAATATTGGTCACGACTATCTTGAACAAGTAGATGAACGATATGATTATTATCATGAACAAGAAGAACGTATACCTTTTGATTTAGATAACTTTAACAAGATAACTAAAGGTGGTCTGCCAAACAAAACTTTGAATATCGCACTTGCGGGAACGGGTGTGGGTAAATCTTTATTCATGTGTCATTGTGCATCTAATATATTATCACAAGGTAGAAATGTTTTATACATTACTATGGAAATGGCAGAAGAAAAGATTGCAGAAAGAATCGATGCTAACTTATTAAATATACCAATCGACCAGATTGAGAATCTATCTAAAGATATGTTTAGAGACAAAGTATCTCAGATAACTGCAAAGACAGATGGTAAATTAATTATCAAAGAATATCCAACAGGTCAAGCAAACACTTCACACTTTCGTGCATTACTTAATGAATTAAAACTTAAGAAAAACTTTATACCAGAAATAATCTTTGTTGATTATCTAAACATTTGTGCATCAAGTAGAATGAAAATGATTGGTGGTAGTATTAACTCTTATTCTTATATCAAGAGCATTGCAGAAGAGATGCGTGGTCTTGCAGTAGAATTTAATGTGCCTATTATGAGTGCAACACAAACAAACAGAAGTGGGTTTACTAGTGATGACCCTGGTCTAGAAGATACCTCTGAGTCATTTGGTTTACCTGCAACTGCTGATTTAATGTTTGCATTGATATCAAATGAAGAGTTAAACACAATGGGTAAGATACTTGTCAAGCAACTAAAAAACAGATATAACGACCCGACTAAATACAATAGATTTACATTAAAAGTTGACAGAAGTAAAATGAGATTAGCAGATGATGATAATCAAAATGTCGTAACGAACAATGATGATATGCCTGTATTTGACAAGTCAACATCAGGTGAACGAGTAAGTTCAGAAAAATTTAAAGATTTCAAATGGGAATAGTAAATAAAGTAAAAGATACATTATGGGGAGCACCAGATAAAGGAATATCTGGTGAACCAGACCCTGCAGAATTAAGTGTTGATAACGCATATAAAACTAGATGGATATGGTATCATACTATCTTGGGCATTGAGTTGTTAATAGTTATATTAATACAGTTAGCAATATTAGTTGTGTTAGCAATAAAATTATAGGAGAAAATATGGCAGATATAAAAACTGTTGTGACTACTTATGGAGAATACATAGGTAAAATTGAAGAAGGTGCAGACGTAATCAGAATGAAAAACCCTAGAATGGTTATACAATCAGAAAAAGGTTTTGGTTTTGCAAAAGGTGTTTGTGTAACATCTGTAGAGTCACCTGAAGAGATTGTAATTAAAAAACCACAAGTTGTTTTAGTAGTTGATACACATGAAGATGTTGCTAAAGCATATGAAGAGGCAACGTCAGTAATAGAAAGAGTATGACAAAAGTACTCATAACTGGGCATACTTCTGGTATTGGTAAAGCAATATTAGAAAATTGCCCTAGTAATTACGAAGTCCAAGGCATTTCTCGTGCAACAGGACATAACATTACAGAAGACCTTCCAGATGTTTTAGGTTATATTAAAGAATATGAACCAGACATATTTTTTAATAATGTTTGGGGACATGGTAAACAAAATGAAATCGCTACTTGGTTTACAAATAGATTCGAAAAAGGGATTATGATTACTACAGGTTCTGTTTCTGGTTACAAGCATTTAGTAGACGCCCTTGATAATTTTTATGACCATTTGTTGAAACAACCATACATGCAATATAATGAAAATAAAGCAAAATTATTATTAGAAGCATTTATGTGGAAATTAAGAAATAAAGATGGAAAAAAATTGTATTGGACAAACTACAGTCTTGGTTTAACTAAAACTGGATTGACAAATAGAGATGTACATGGTAACTTTGACCCAACAAGACATGAAGCATATCCAATGATAGACCCAGACGATATTGCTAAAAGAATGTGGAAAGATATAGAAAACAAATTATATTTAGAGCAGTTTGAAGTTGCACTTGAACAAAATAGAAATTGGAAAGACGAAGACAGAGTGCAAGTTGTCATGGACATAATTACAAATATAGAAATATATGGTGCATAATGGGCGAATTTAGTAGTGCAGTAGAAAGACAAAGAATTTTACTTGAAGCAGAAAAGTGGGCAAAACAAATTGTACAGATACAATGCCACGGATTAACATCTTTATATTATGATACTGCTGAAACTAAAGCAGAAATAGTAAAGAATGGACCAGTTGTAGATACAGTATATAATAGCGGTCTTATTATTAGAACAAGAAATAATAAAGAAGTTTGTAGATTTGGTATAGAAAGAACAGGTGATGATTTAATAGACTGGTATGGCAGAAATAGTAATTAGTAATTCTTACTATAAAAACAAGTTAAATAATTTAATAGATGAATTCTATTCTTTAGATTATGATAACATGGACTATACTACAATTAGTGGTGACTCAGATAATGGTGAATACTATTGTTCTAAAGAATATTTAAACGATGTTATGTCAAGAGAACATGTTGGATTTCCTGATGCTTATTATAATAGTTCTATAAGTAATGCATTTGAAAAAAATCCAAATAAATGGAAATGGTTTTATGAATATTACAAATATGAATTTCCACCAGAAATTGGCGCAAAGCATAATGCTTTATTAAATTATTATCCACCAGGTGGATTTATAGGTTGGCATACAAATTGGAATGCATCTGCCTATCAAATGTTATTTACATATAGTCTTGATGGCAATGGTTATTTTAATTACTTAGATAATAGAACAAATGAAATAGTCACTATACCAGACAAAAAAGGTTGGCAATGTCGTTGGTTTCATTTTGGTGAAAAAAATGACCCAGATAATCATTGTTGGCATTCTGCATATACTTCATGTGATAGATTTACAATGGCAGTTAAGTTTGATGATTTAAATTATTTACATGACGTAATTGAAGACTTGACAAGTAATGATGATTAATGTATAATACACGACAATGAAAGAATACAAATACAACGAAGATAAATTTTTAAAAGAACTCAAGACCTATGTTGATAAAACTTATAATCAACATTATTCTAAAAACAAGTTTCAAGCAACTGAGTTTATCATTGATGGTGGACATGGAGAAGGGTTCTGTATCGGCAACATTATGAAGTATGCACAACGATATGGAAACAAGAATGGGTATAACAAAGAAGACTTAATGAAAGTTATACACTATGCATTGATTATGCTTCATGTACACGAAAAGACTCGCCTCGAAGAATAAATTTATTGCTGAACAACAGAAACGTTACACCCACCAGAGGTTTGACAGTTCTGCGATAAAGAATATGATTGTGCAGAACCACCTTGTTGAGATAGACTTAATGTAGTTGGGAAAGAACCAGTCAAAGATATGTTTGCAGTATGTGTTGCATAACCACTTTGATACCCAGTCACATTGTTTCCGTCATTGTATGTAGATAGATTTACAGTTTTTACACCGTCAGTATTTTGTTGCCAAAACACATTGTTGTTATCAGAATAAAGATTGAAAGTTGCTTGGTGTTCACTATAGATACCCGCAGATGAATTTCTTTGATTACCCGCAAGATTATTATTATCTCCATGAATATCAATAGTCGCATCGTGGCCACCACCTTCTTGACCGTCCCATGAAAAAGTTGTATCTGTTATAGAACTTAAAATATATCCTTGACCCCAACGAACTGAGTTGTTGTCTCCGTAAATATGAAAACCTATATCAGATGTTTTACAACTCGTAGTGCGGTTACATATTTGTGCAAAGTGTAATTCGTTAAATGTTCCGTCTAAATCTCCACTACTTAAACTACCCCAATGTCCGTAGGTTACATGGTTATTATGTCCATGTTGTATTATCTTTACTTTGTTTCCCCAATGTTGCATAGAGAAGTCTACAAGATTATCTTTACCTTCTTGTTCTATATACAACTCAATACCATCTCCACTTTGCGTAATGCTTATTTCATTATCTGCACGAAGATATTCTATACTGAGTAATATGATACTAAACCCTATCCACCAAGGGAGTACAATTCTTAGACCTTCTTTAAAACCTTTCATTGTTGTATTATTGTTATGTTCGAACCAGAACCATCTCCTAATATAATGTCACTTGGTTTCTGGTCAGTTATCGTGACTATTCTTGCATTTGAATAGATAGGTTGAGTAATTCTTATCTTACCAGTTACTTCTCTATTCAATGTGATTTTACCCGCACTCTTATCTACTAAAGTATTGTACTGAGTGTCTTGGTCAAAACCAACTGATGTACCTTCTATATTTATACTGTCTATCTCTTCTGACTTCCTATCTAACTCAGTAAGTTTGTCTAAATCTGCAACAATGTCTAATACATCTTGTAAAAAGTCTACATCTAACAAGTCTATATCTAATTCAGTAAACTCAAATTCATCTCTATTATCTAAGGCATCATCTTCTAATGCATCAAATTCTAAATAATCTATATCTAATATATTATCTTTATCATCGTTACTTTGTTCTTCTTCTTCTGCAATCTTTCGTATTTCTTTTGGTGGGTTTACAATAAACATATTATCAATCATAGGAATAGTAATACCTTGTAGAATAACAGTTTCTTTTGGTATGACATCATAACTTTGTACCAGAGTTGCCTGATATGCTTCGTCCAGAATAATCTCTCCACCCAGATTAGAGACAATGACTGAACCAGAAGGTGCACCAGTTTCATCTGGTAAAAGAACAACTAAAGTTCTACCGAGTTCATCTACCGTAACAGTAAAGTCAGTTCCACGAATACCAATCGTTGCAGAACTTGTATTGATACTAATATTTTCTTTTGGTATTTTACCAGTCTTACTGGTAACAAATCTCGCAGTACCTTTTGCAAAGGTAAGTGCAAGAGTAGATTTTGTAGGGTTGGGGTCATAGATAAATTTATCTACAATGACCATAGAATGTTCTGTTATAGTAAAAACACTTTCATCGATTAGTTCAACTTTCATACGTCCTTTCATGGTTTCCATTTTATCCATGAAAAGAACCGAAAGGTCTACTGCACCTTCGTATGACTCTCCCGTCTGACGTGTGACTTGACTCGCACCCGTAGACTCTCGAACATCACCAATAGGTTCTGCGTATAATACAGAACCTATCAGTAATAAACTACTCGCCAGTATCTTGTTGAATAATCGTAATTTCTGAACCGTCTGTAACAAAACTTGCATCTAATATCGCCTCTGTACTTGATAAACTAGTACCCGTTCTTTGACCTACGAAGACATAGTTTTTATCTCCAGTTAGGTCTACAGATATTTTGTTATCACTACCATCTTCTTGAGTTGTTAATATCCAGTTGTTAGAACCAGTGATATCAAAATCCCAAGTTGCGTTTGCAGAGTTTACAAATGCACCAATCGTGTTAGATGCACCAGAACCGTCAACTAGTAAATCTAGATTTAGACCGTCTGCACTACCTTCGGTAATAGTCCAACTATCCCAGTATGCGGCAGTTGAACCATAATTGTTAGTACACGCAGAACCACCACACGTACCACCGTATGTACCATAAGTAGATATTTCTCCATTTTGAAACGTATGTGCAGAGTAAGTTTGAAATCCTGCACTATTATTGAAGAACGCACCATCTCCTAAGTTATTAGGAGTATTATAAGTTTCAGATTTATTACCAAATCTAAATGTCAATTGGTTACTACTTCCTTGTAAATCAACATTTAAGTCAATATTATCTGCACTATAATTACTATTGGTATTTCCAGTAACATCACCAATCAACTGATTAATTCTGTTTGAAGAACCAGAAATATTGTAGTCGATATTAAATCCAGTGGACGCAATATCACCAAACAATAAGTTTGAACTACCATTGAACAACCAATATGCATTACCGTCTTCTAACTGCATTTTCATATCAGATGCAGAAGAACCCGTACTTGTATTTTGACCAACCAAGTTTCCATTACCTGTTTGTTCAATAATTAACTCAAGTCCGTCTCCTACTTGTTCAATATATATTTCATTGTCTGCAAACATAACTACAGGCAAATGTGTAATATAAATTAATAACAAACCGAGAACTACTCTCATTTTTTCTCCTTTATTTGATGTCTATCGTTTGTCCCGTCATTCATATGCGGGTGACGATGTTCACCTTCTATTTCCCAATAACCTCTATCGTGGCCTTGGTAAATAAGTTCTAATACTGCAACTTCAATCGCAGAACGTGTCGCATACGTGACACTTTCATTAAATCCGTTGCCGTCTTCAATTTCCAATAACTGTGTGTCCATATCAAAGAATCGGAATACATCATATCCACCACCTACAGATAAGATTGTTTTCTTTGTCTGTACGTTCAACAAAACCTCTCCAGTTAGTGTCGACACTACTCGCACACTAACGACTACTGAGTCTCTTCTATACGTAGTCGATGCACCAATACCTAACCACCTTGCACCACGACCACCCGACTCTAAGTTGGTATCATATCCTACAATACCACCTTCTACTAATAATCCCGCAAATAATAAAGGACTTAACTTTTTCTTTTCGTTAAACTCCTCTCTCGCACTTCTGATAATCTGTCTTTCTTTGACAAGTGCATCTATATTTGTTCTCTCTACAACTCTAAACCATTCTCCTTTACCCGCAGTTTTCAGTGCATCAATCAGTAAAGTTTCTGCACCTTGTGTCACTGCAGTAGAAAAGTCAGAGAAGTTATCTCTATATTTTCTTTGTCCAGTCTTATCTAAAAACTGATATACTGCAACTACTACCTTATCCCCTTTAGGTGGATTAATTCTTTTCAGTGCTTCGGTTGTTGGTATGTTTTCAACACTCGCACTCTCACGACACATAAATTGTTCATCTTCACAATCTATTTCGTGAAATTTAGTTATACTTGCACAACCGTACGTGACTACGATTAGTCCGAGTATAACAAAAAATCTCATTAGAATAAACCACTTCCTATCGGTACATCTAAACTTGTTATTGTATTATCCTCACTAGTGATTGATATTCTTATAACATCAACACCGTCTACGCCACAACCAGTGCATACTTCATAACTTATACTGTTTCCCATTAAATCAAAGAAACCTTCTAATGAAGCATCTACCTCTTCTGTACCGAACATCTTATCTACTAGTTGTTTGGATATTTGTGCATAAATCCTAGACTCTAAATTTCTTAGGAATTTTGCTTGTGTTGTTCCTTCCGCATCTCTTTCTGCGGCCGCAATTGCAGACTCTAAGTCATCTGCAATTTTACCTCTTCTACTTTTCTCTTGGTTTTCAATTGTTAGATAATGAGATGAAGTAGATATCCCAGAGAAACTAGGACTCTTAAATTTATGTACTACTTCGGAAGTGTATATGTATATATTACTTGCGAGTAGACTTAGTACCCAAGTTATTATTACTATTCTTTTCATTGTTCTCTTGTTGTTTCCTATATTCGATTACAGTATTTACTTTCTGTTGTAATCTAATTAAATCATTATCTAACATTCTTATTTGGTCAAGGAGATTGATTAACATTTTATGTGATGCACTAATCGTTGGTTTCAACTTCTTAGTTACATACTGCCATACATACCAGATAAAATATCCCATACCAAAAGTCATTAGAACGGGATATCCTAATTCGTTGATAATTAAAACTATTTGGTCAATGTTCACTAATCTCGTCTCGCATCAATTTTACCGTCTTCCATAAAATTTTCTGCACGAGCAACCCTATCTACATCGGGTCTTAATTCCAAAGATTCACTGACGATTAAATCTATTTTAATCATGTCGTTGTTCATCTGACGAACTCTAGACTCTAATCCTTTCATAATGTTAGTAAGTCCTTCTACAGAACTCGCAACACCGTCTAGAATGTATTTCAATGTCAGAAAGATAAAGAAACCCATAACGATAGCAGAACCTATCGGAATTCCTACTTCCATTAACAATTTTATTACATTCGTCATACACTCCTATTTATAAGAAAAGAGGTTTAAAAAACGAATATATACTAGAACAACTTGACAATTATTGTTTTGTTATGTATAATTCTAAACAATTTAATATTATAATATTGGAGAAATATAATGAAAAAACTTTTAGTTTTGATTGCGTTTCTTTCTGCACCAATCTTTGCAGAGAATTGGGATAGAGAGCAATTCAACTTCAAATTACAAACTAAAGATAGTTTTGGTAATAATGTATCTTGGAGATACAGACATTACTTTGGAGACAGTGATAAAACGCATCACCAATTGGGGTACAAATATGATAACTGGGACTTTTCATATCAGTACGTTGAAAAGAAAGGTAGACCTGAACATCGTCCTAGAATTTCAGTAAAACTTTTTCAACAAGAAAACGGTTTCTATTTTAGACCTAGAGTAGAGTATCGTGATATCGAAGGTAAAAAGAATAAGAAAACTAATTATTTTAGAGTCTTAACTACTCTCGGATATAAAGGTGATTTTAAATGTAATACAGATTTAGTTTGTGTTGCACCACAAGTTCACTTCTCTCCTAGATTTGCATTTAGTAAAAACGGTGTAAGTAATGGAGATTTTGAAGATATTCAAACTGACATCATGTTAAATGTTAAGTTTGGAAAAAACTTCACTATAAGGCCTGGAGTTAGATATATAGTAGATGATGAATTCAATACTGATAAACTCTACGCAACCTTACAATTAAGTGTCAAATTCTAAGTACCAAGTATTTGATAACTTTTTAGACGACCCGGAAGAACTCTTAGATTTTTCTAAGAGTTCTCATTATTATACTGCAAAGCAATATGCAGAATATAATAAAAGCGAATCCATTGGTAAATGGCCAGGACTTCGAACTAAGAATCTTATGTTTGAACTTCCTGAGGTCGTCAACAAAATACAAAATATGTTTAATGTAAAAGTTGGTTGGATTACTTTCTACAAACATTTACTAGAACAAAACATATCCACTCCCATGCCACATACCGATAAAGCATGGGATTTTTCAGGTGTCATTTATTTAGAAGGAAATGGTGGCACCTGGATAGATGGTGACGAAGTACCATTCAAATATAATCGAGCAGTTTGTTTCAATGCAAACGTACCACACCACCCACTTCACGGCAATACAGATAGAACTGTAATTACATTCTTTTCTAAGTACGCATAACTACGACATATCCTGTCGTCTTAAGACATTGTTTTAAAAATAAGTGTTGACTTTACTTGTCCACTAATCTATAATACTTATTATGAAATCAAGAAAACTTAATGTTGAACTCCAATCAAGAGTTTTTAAACTGTTAGAAAAAGTAGAAAATGCTACTCAACTTAATACTGTAATGAGAGAAATGCAATCCCAATGGGACAATGTAGTAAAAAACTCGTTATCAGTTGGTGACTACGTAAACGTAGTTGAAGTTAAAAAAACTAAAACTGTTGTTACTAAGGGTTGGGTTAAAAAAGTTAACAAGAGCAAAGCATTAGTTCAAATGAGAGGTGGTTCTTACAGAGTCCCTTTCAGTATGATAGAAAGAATTTGTTAAGAAAAGACTTGACAATTCTTGTTAGACTTGTTATAATAACAACATAAATTAGAGAGGTAAATAAATGTCAAACAATTACAACCAAGCAATCCGAGACCAAATAGAAATGCAGGTCTTGGGTGCAAATTATTCTTTTGAAGATTTACTAGATGAACTTCAAATGTCTTATCAAGATGCATACGAAGAAAAGTTCGTCTATGACGATTTAATAGATTTAGTAATCGAAAAGAGATTCGATGAATCTCCACAACTATAAGAGAGGTATATATGAAACAAAATATTAGTTACGAAGTATCCGAAGATACGAGTAATATCGGCGGTACTTGTCTTCAAGCATCATTCAGTGAAATGGGTATCAAACCAATGACATTCAAAGAATTAGTTGGTGTATTTGGTGCTCCCACTGACATTATGTTTGGTGATGAAAAAAGTGAGTACACTTGGGCAATTGAAGGTAAAAGAGAATTCTTCAATGAAGAATTACAATGCGATGATTTTGAAACTTTTCAGTTCACTATCTACGATTGGAAAGAAAGTCTTTATGGACCTCAGTCTTTAGAGACCATGCCTGTAGATTGGCATGTTGGCGGTTTCGACTACAACTCAAGTGTAGATTACGCATACAGAATTTTGGTTAAAGAAATTCAACCAGAATATAATTTTAACGAACTACCCGAGACTATTTCTTGGGTGCAATCATAAAGGAGGTTATATGGTAGCGGCAGTTGAAAGTATGGCATATGCAGGAGAAGTTCCTTGGCATGGCCTTGGTACGAAAGTCAGTGATGATTTGAGTCCCAACCAGATAATGGTAAAAGCAGGACTTGATTGGCAAGTCAATAAGGTGCCAACTTATGCAAGAGTTGGTGAAATAGAAGTTCCTACTGGTCAAGAAGCACTAGTAAGAAGTTCTGATAACAAAGTTCTTACTCAAGTTGGTAAGAATTGGTACCCAGTACAAAACGAAGAGGCATTTGAATTCTTCTCAGAGTACTGTTTAGCAGGTGACATGAGTATGGAAACTGCTGGTTCATTACGTGATGGTAAAATGGTTTGGGGACTTGCAAAAGTCAAAGAGTCATTTGATATTGGTAACAGTGACCAAGTAGACTCATACTTATTATTTGCAAACCCACATGAGTATGGAAAGTCTATTGATATTAGATTCACTCCTATCAGAGTTGTTTGTAATAATACTTTAAGTATGGCATTAGCATCTGTTAAAAACCAGGGTGCAAAATTGAATCACAGAAAAGTGTTTGATGCTGACCACGTAAAAGAGACTATGGGTCTTGCAAGTGAAAAGTTTGCTCAATACAAAGATGTGGCACAATTTCTTGCTAGTAAAAAGTTCAGTGCAAAAGCACTAGTTCAATACTACAATGAAGTGTTCCCTAGAACTTACCAAGGTAAAAAACCTGTTACAGTTGAGAAGTTTAAAGACTTGTCTACTACAGGTCAAGATGCATACGCAGTTCTCGAAACCCAACCAGGGGCAGAGATGGGTGCAGGAACTTGGTGGCAGGCACTTAACTCAGTTACTTATCTTACAGACCACAAGATGGGTAGAGAAGCAGATTCGAGAATGGCATCTGCATGGTTTGGTAGAAACCAAACTAGAAAGATTAAAGCGGTCGAGAAGGCAGTAGAATACGCCGAAGCGGCATAATCTTTTAGACGAGGAAAGTCAACTTTAGGGTTGACTTTTCTTGTATATATAAGTATAATGTACGGAATATAAATGATTAATTGGTTTAAAAACTTATTTTCAAAACAAAAAGAAGTAGAAGAATGTCCCTACGAACTCTGGATTAAAGAACAAGAAGATGAATATTATATGCAAAAACCAGAAGATTCAAGAGAAAGCAATAGAACTAGTAAGACAACTAAAAATTGATGATAAAGACGTAATCGTTTCGATTAGAAAATTACCAAAGAACATTTCATTACAAAATACTAAAGGGTACATTGAATTTGATGAACAATTAGAACATCTAGATATCTACATTAGATACGATGAAGAAAAATATATTACACTTGCTCATGAATTAATACATGCTCAACAATTATTAACAAAAGGTGAGATAGATGAAGACGATGCCTATGAAAGAGAAACAAAATTTTAAACACGTTCCAGTAGAACTAACTGAAATGAACACCGTTACGACAGATGAAGGTCGTAAGTATCATACACCCGAAGGTATAGACTTACCATCGATTACTACAGTATTATCGATACTTAGCAGAGATAGTATTGCAAAGTGGCGTAAAAGAGTTGGTGAAGTAGAAGCAAATAAAATATCGACTCGTGCCGCAAACCGCGGTACTGCAGTTCATACAATATGTGAAAAGTATCTAGATAACGACCCCGATTATCTTGATGGTGTGATGCCAAACAATATAGAAACGTTTCAAAAGATACGACCTATTTTAGATGATAACATAAACAATATTCATGCCCAAGAAGCACCACTGTACTCTACGCATCTAGGAGTTGCGGGAAGAGTAGATTGCGTTGCAGAGTTTAATGGACAAATATCTATTATTGATTTCAAAACAAGTCGTAAGTTTAAAAAGAGACAATGGTGTCATAACTATTTTATGCAAGAATCTGCGTATGCGATTATGTGGGAAGAACGCACTGGTCAACCGATTACACAATTGGTTACACTTATTGCAGTTGACAATAGTGTTCCTTTGATATATATTGAACACAGAGATGATTGGGTCACACCGTTAAAATCAGTGATTGCTCAATGGAATGAGGAAAATACTAGTATCAAATTTTAACTATTATAAATAGTAGTTATGATTAGATATTCTCATTTCAGAAGACCATTTTCAGAAGCATACGATATTCTTCCAAAGAATGAAAAAGACGTTGATGCTATTAAGCATTTATCTGATAATGAAAAGTCTAAACTAAAAGAATTACTAGCATTCGTAAAACAAGAAACTGGCGCAACTGACCCACTAGCATTATCTCCATCAACAAAAGAAAAAGGCATAAAAGTTCAAAGAGCGGTAGCAGTAGATTTAGATTTAAAAAAACTTTCTAGTAAATATGGATTTAAATTAACATCAGGCAATGGAACTCGTGGCGGCGGTGGTGCTAAATCAAAAGGATTTGAGTTTGAACATCAAATAATAAAAGACATTGAGAAGTATATCGCAGAAGGAGAAACTGCTGACTTTAAATTTCCTGACATGATGAAATCTATGCACGATGAATTTTTAAAAGATGCAAAAACTATTTCAGTAAAACTAGATGGTACTGCAAACACAAAAAGACCTTTAGTGTTCGGTGATGTTAAAGCAGTCATAGGCGGTAGAGATTTAAAAATTGGTGACAAAGTTACAGACGTTACAGTAACAATTAATGGCACTAGAAAAATTTATCTTTCTGCAAAATTTGGTGGTACTGTTACATTCTTTAATGCTGGTGTTAGAAAAATAATGCCACCATCTGATTTCGCAGATGGTAAAATTAATAATAAAGATGCTAAAAAACTACTTGATATGTTTGGTATAGATGAAGCAAGATTCATTGAAATATTCACAAAGTATGATAGAGCAAATGCTAAAAAGAAATCTCAAAAAGTTATTGTTGATGCAACTAGACAAGCAAATAAACCAGCATTACAAAGATTATTACTAACGGGTATTGGATATGGGTATTATATGGTACATCGTAAAGGTAAAAAAGTAGAATTTTATGAAATGAATACTGCAAGACTTAAAAAAGCATCTAAAATATCAAGTATAAAAATATTATATCCTAAACCAGGTGATGCAAAAAGAATTGACATTGAAGTAATTACACCACTTTACATATTTAAATTTAATATTAGAAACAAACAAGGTGGATTACACCCAACGCATTTAATGTGTGACTATAAACCTAATCCTGCAGGAGCATCATTAAAATGATATCTTTTTCAGAACACATAAAAGAGATTGAAGAAGGCGTTAATGACCCTGCAATCTTCAAGGCAATCTTTCTTGCAGGTGGTCCAGGTAGTGGTAAATCATTTATTGTCGGGAAGACTGGACTTACTTCTTTAGGTTTTAAAGTTGTAAATCCTGATACTGCATTTGAAAAGGCACTAAACAAAGCGGGTCTTGAAATGAACCCTGATAATATCTTTTCAATAAAAGGACAAGACATAAGAGGTAGAGCAAAAGAACTTACGAATAAACAACAAGAGTTGTATGTGAAAGGTAGACTTGGATTAGTGATTGACGGTACTGGAAAAGATGCAAGTAAAATATTAAGACAAAGAGGTTTACTACAAAAACTTGGATATAGTACTGCAATGATACTTGTAAACACTGACAAAGAAACTGCACTGAAAAGAAATGATGCAAGACCTAGAAGACTAGACCCAAAAGAAGTAGGAAAGATGTGGGACGAAGTTCAGAGTAATCTAGGTAGATATCAACAAGCATTTAAAAAGAACTTTATAATAGTTGACAACTCAGACGGAAAAGACTATAATAAAGAAAGTTTAAGAGCATATAGACTAATGAATAAATTTGCAAAAGCAGAACCAATGAATCCAATCGCAAAGAAATGGATTGCAACGCAGAAAGAAGAAACAAACCCTAGAATACCTAGAAAGAAAGGTCAACCTGCTAATTCTAAAAAACATTCTGATTTATATACAGATGAAAATCCTAAAGGCACAATACACGGATTAGGGTTTAAAGATGTTGAGACTGCACGAGCAAGTGTTAAGAAGATAGAAAACTCTGGTAAAAAACACGCACATAAAATACAAGCGGCAGTTGCTATGGAACAACGTGCAAGAGAAATGGGTAAAACTGCAGAAGCGGCCATCTATCGTACATATATTAATAAGATGAAAAAGAAAACAAAAGAAATGAACAAAAGTGAAGATACTGGAGGGATTGGGTTTCAAGCGAAAGGATATATGGAATATCACCCAAAAAATAATAAAAAGTTTCG